AGATGTGTATTCACCATAAAGATCATAATAAAAAAAATAACTGTGTAGATAATTTAGTTCAAATAACATATTTAGAGCATAACAATATTCACGCCCACCCTGCATGGAATAAAGGTATTTCTTGGAGTGTCGATCATATAAAAAAAATAAAGAAAATAAGAGCGCTTAAGGCAAAAGAAAACTTTAGAGAAACATTTGTCCTTAAAGAAAAAGGATATAGCTGTATAGAGATTGCTAACTTATTAAATTTAAATAGGCGAACCGTTTATGATAGATTAAAAAGATATAAAGAGGTAATAAATGCCATATAAAAATCAAGTGAGGAAAGTGCCCTGCGAAATATATTCGCGGGTGGTGTCGGATATTTCCGACCTTCTAATCAGTGGAACAAGGGGAAGCAAGAAGAGTTTAAAGATAGAAAAGTTGTCAACGTAAAGGAGTTATTTCATAAATTAAAACAAGAGAGTATGTAAATGAAAAAAATAGACTTTAATGAGCATTTAAAATGTTGTGGAAATTGCTTAGCAAGAGATTACTGGTATGACACAAATGGTAATTTAATAGAAAGATGTATTGCGCAAGATAGATGTGAAAGATTAAATATACCAAGTTCATCTTTGTGTGGTGGTTGGGAATTTGATAATCATAGCTATTCAAGAAGAAATAAAGAATTTTTTGATAATGAAGATAAATATAAAGGGATAAATTATTATGAATAATAATTTACTTGTCAATCTCTTTCAAAAAATACAAAAAGTAAAACGTCTAAAGCCTTTAGTTACACATGATGATATTAAAGGTATTTCTCAATCACTTAAAAATCTTAAAAAAATTCGGAAATATTTAGGAATAGACTAAATATAAATATCATAAAAATTAAAAGTGTTTGACTTAATTTTATTCATACAGTATCTTTGTTATAATAATGGATACTATTGGTAAAAGATATGATTTTTAAACCCACATCAAAACCACAAAAGGGAATACAATGAATTTTAATGCTCCTGCTAAACCCTTTGAAAAGGGAAACTCTGGTGGCCCAGGAAGACCAGCATTACCAAAAGAACTAAAAGAAATAAAAAACGCTACAAAAGAAAAACTTTATAACTGCTTCTTTAAATATCAAACATTAACAGATAATGAAGTGCTAGAGATTAAAGCCTCTGGTAATCTTACGTTGTTAGAACAAGGAATATTAAAGTCGTTAGAAGAGTTTAAAAAGAGTGGTGATTATTTAATAATAAAATATCCATTAGATCAAATTATTGGAAGAGCCAGAGAATCGCTTGACCTAAACACTGGGGGAAATGTGCAGCTTGTCATTAGCCAGAGCTTTGTGCCAGATCTTGATAATACCAATACTACTAATGCAGATAAATCTAAATGAGGTATTAAATCAAGCTCATACTAAAGTTTTTCGCTCAACCGATAGAAGATTACTTTTTTACGGGAGTAAAGGTTCAGGTAAAAGCTATACTATAGCAGATAAAATATTATTACAACCTTCCTTACAATCCGAATTAGCCAAGAAGGAAATAAAATTAAAGATAGTAGTTATTCGTCAGTCAATGCCTTCATTGAAAAGGAGCTGTATTGAATTACTGCAAGAACGCGCTGAATTCCTTCAAATACCATATAAATTAAATAAATCTGACTTTGTGGCTACATTTTGTAATGGATCAAGGATTATATTTATCGGATTGGATGATTCAAGATCACACCAGAAGCTACAATCGGTTACAAATGTGGATATGGTATGGATAGAAGAGTTGCCAGAGATAAAAGAAAAGGTATATGAAAACGCTGATTTAATCTTGCGTGGTGGGAATGGTCTGTATAAACAGCTTATTGGTACGTTTAATCCGGTATCAACTGCTTCGTGGATTTATAATAGATGGTGGGAGCAAGAGCTTGAACCGATAAGAAAAGAATTTGCTTTTGTTGAAGACAATAAGTTTATAGATCAAGAATACATAGAAACACTTCGCAATCTTAAAAATACCAATCCATCATTATACAAAGTCTATTATTTAGGTGAATGGGGACGTCTTGAAGGCGTTATTTATGATAATTATGAAATAGTAGATTGTGCGCCTGTTAATTTTGACGAAATGTTTTACGGTCTTGATTTTGGGTTTAATAATAAGACTGCTTTAGTTCGGATATATCTGAAAGATAAAACGGCTTACATTGAAGAATTGTTCTATGAATCAGGATGGACTAATACAAGACTAATAAAGTTTCTTAAAAATATTGATTTGAATACATCAGATCCTATATACTGTGATATAGAATTAGATAGAATTCAGGAATTGTGTGATGCTGGATTTAATGCTTTACCGGCTGATAAGAATGTAGAGGTAGGGATAGACTTTTGTAAAGCTTTAGATCTTAAGTTTTTAAAAGATTCATACAATCTTAAAAGTGAGGCAGAGGGATATTGTTGGGCAAAAGATAAGGATGGTAACAATACTGATAAACCTGTTAAATTCAATGATCATTTAATGGATGCTATGAGATACGGACTATATACGCATTTAAAGAAATATATTGATGTTAATATCAGAACAATATGAAAGTAATATTTGAAAATAATTTTTATAAAACGTTATACAGAGATGCTAATAAGAAATATGCAGATCTTAGAATGAAATATGAGAATTTAAAATGTTGTGGAAATTGTTCAAAGATTGCATGTTTTGATGAAGATAAGTATTGCGATAACTGGAAAAATGATTATTTAACAAAAATTAAAAGACGTGCGAGGTAACAATGAGCTTTACAGAAACATATATAGATAATCAAAGATGGACACATTTTATGTTTTTTGCTGCTCCTGGTGCAGATGGGGCAATTACAGAAAATGTTTCTATTGGTAAAATATGGCAACTTATGGAAATAAGAGTGCATGCCAGCACTGCCATAGCAAGTGCTGGAGATTTAGTTGCACAACTTAGTGCTAATTTGGATTCAGCGTATAATCTTACGTTTTTTAGTCAGGCATTATTAAATAGCACTGATTATTGGTTTCAATTAAGCCAACCTATGTTGTTTCAATCAGACGATGTATTAAATGTTAGCTTTTCTATGGCATCAGCTATAAATACTTTGGGGTTAACTGTTGTTGGGTGGGCTGCGAATGGCTAAAGAAATAGAGATAGTAACGGAAATAACTAAGGTTTCTAATGCTAATGATACATACAAAATCGTCATGTCATCAATGGGAACTTTAGAAGAAATTGAAAGGATTCAAAGTTATTTGTTAAAAATAAATAAGGATCATAAAAATGAACAAAGACAAGATGAAGTTAAATAAATGTGTAAAATGTAAAAGAAAGGGAACGGCGGATGAAGCTAAATTTCTTAGAAAAATTTTTCGTAAAAAGAGCAACACGAAAGCAGGAAAAGCAAAGTAAAGTTTCTGGAGCTATAGTTACTGGTATTCCTGGCGGTGTTGTTTGGCCTGATAGGAATTACGAGAATTTTGCTAAAGAAACATACATGAAGAATTTAATTGCTTATCGGTGTATTGATTATACTGCCAAGTCTGTTAGTTCAGTACCTTGGAAGTTATTTAAACAGATAGATGAAGATACTTCAGAAATTGTAAAAGATAATCCTATAAGTAGAGTTTTAAAGAGAGCAAATCCGCAAGAATCTTTCATGTTTGTTATATATAGCCATATTTCTTATTTATGTATGGCTGGGAATGCTTATTTAGAAAAGGTAGGGCCATCTGAGGGCAGTAGCAAAGGTGACATTAAAGAATTATATTCCTTAAGGCCTGACCGGATGAAAATAAATGTTCATGAGTCTGGAGCAATAAGTGGATATACATATACTGTAAGTGGTGCGGGAGTTCCATTTGAATGTGACCAGCTTACTGGAGAATGCGACATAATGCATATGAAATTATTTCATCCTTTAGATGATTTCTATGGGATGGCTCCAGTTGAACCAGGTGCAATTAGTATAGATAGTCATAATAGTAGCAGCGAATGGAATAAAAACTTGGTAAAGAATGAAGCGAAGCCTGGTGCTGTTTTCATGTTTGAACATGCCTTACAGGATAAGCAATATGACAGATTAGAAAAACAGATAAAAGAGAATAGAGAGGGCCCGTCTAATGTAGGGAAAAGCCTAATTATTGAGGGCGGTAAAGACGTTAAGCCTTATGGATTTTCACCTTCAGAGATGGATTGGCTTAATTCTAATCAGGAATTAGCAAGAAATATTTGTTTAGCTTGGGGCGTTCCTCCTCAGCTTATAGGATTACCGGATACATCTACATACTCCAATTATCAGGAAGCTCGACTAGCTTTTTGGGAAGAAACTGTTATCTTTTATTTGAATTACTTAAAAGAAGAGCTTAATTTCTGGATATTTTCAGAATCAACCAAAGAAGATAAGTTATTTATAGATTACCTATTAGATGAAATTCCAGCATTATCAGTTAAAAGAGATAAGCTCTGGGAAAGAGCGCAAAATGCTTCTTTTATTACTGAAAACGAAAAAAGGGCTATGGTTGGGTATGATGAAATAGAGGGTGGTGATGTTGTCTTAATCCCTGCGTCAATGATTCCATTAGGCGAAACATCTATTGATGAAGAGGAAAGCATAACAGAAGAAGAAATGCAAGATGAAGAAGACGATGCTGTAAAAAATTTAGTTGAAACAGGG